GGTACGCAGTCGAAGGTGGCCCATTCAAGCACGCTTTGTTCACCGAGTCGGCGACCGAGCGCCAAAGCCTCATTTCGGTTCTCAATCCAGACGCTCGGTTCGATGTAGGTTATGCCGTCGTCAATCCATGAGCCAACGGCGATAGGGCCGAAGGCAGGCGCAGCATAGCGCACCCATACAGCGAGTAAGGCATACATGAGCGGCGCAGGGTTTGACACTTCAAACAGGGGTGCGCCTTCGACGCCGCCGAGACCGACTTGAAAGCCGGAGTCGTACGCGATAGGGTGGCCGTCGCAGTCAGCCGTTGGGCGGAATGTCCCGCCGCCGTTCGCGACCGTGTGGCCGTGCATGATTTCGCCGTTCAAACCTCATCACCTTCGGCGTCGTCGGTCAATCCGTCGGCCTTGAGCGCCGCTTGTAGGTCGGGGTCGCAATAGCAATCAATCGAAGGCAGTAGGTCGGCGCATGGCCCTCCATCGGCTTCGGCCCAATATCCGCAGGTCTCGCAGGCAGCCGCTCGCATGGCTGCCTTGATGGCGTCGTGCTTTGCTTCGGTTATCGCGTGGCTGATTGCATCGCGCTCCGCGATGGCTTCAGCATGAACGGTCTCAATTGTGCCGACTACGGGCAGCCATTGTTCACCGTCATGCGTCGCATCAATCATCATCGCTCGGCTGCCTCGGCTCCATAGCGCGGGGTCGGGCGCGTGGTCATCGGCTTCGGTTTCCGCAAGGGATTCATCAAAACCGCCGCGCTCGCCGCCGTCGGTTGAGTCGTGGTCTATATCCTCCGGCCCGGTCGGTTCGCCGCCCTCTCTAAGTGCGGCTTCGCATATATCCGAGCAGGCATAGCCCGTACCGATGAAATCTGCGTCGCAGAAATCACAAATGCTCTCTTCTATATCTTCATCATTCCAATTAACGGGTGTATTATCATCCGTTAAGTCATCATCATTACTCATGTTGGTTATTCGCCTCCATGTTTCGCTGATAGCAGGGGTGGATATGAACGGCTCGCTTGACCGTTCGCGAGGGTGCGGCCATGTCGCGGACCTACATAATGCGCGTACTGCGAGCCTATGCGCCCTATCGGTGACGCCTTAGACCTAAGAAAATCGGGGGGGTCATATTGGGGGTCGCGAAAGGCCCCGTCGGAGGGGGTCAAGAAACACTCCACCCCCACACTCAAACGGTCAATTTATCAGCGCATTATCTCTCATAAAAGTCGGTATTATTGGAGGGGGGATAGAGAGCCTTGATGAATGATATATCGAAGGGCATTAGCAGACAATTAACGGGGGATTACTGTTTGAAAGTCTATCATGCGCGCGATACGGTCGCCGTGTGTATTATCGGGGGGATTAGCGGCGCATTATCGGCGCATTAGTGTTTGATTATCGCGACGGCTCGCGGTCGTGATGTCGGCAGGCTGTCGCGGGCATGACGCGAGGGGGGCCGTATGCGCCTTGAGAACATGAACCGTTCATGTTTCGCGACTTGAAACATGAAGCCTTCATGTTTCGCGACGCCTCTTAGAGCGCGCCAAAAATCGCGAGTCGCCGCCCGAGCGTATCGCCTACCGGCTCTCAAAATCTAAAATAATTTTTTTAAAAAAAGTAATAAATAATATAAAAAAATAAAGAATATACCCAATTCTTTATTAGACACTTGAGCGCAGGGGTATTCATGGTAAAAGGCCACAAGAACAGACAGTTAGACAATGTAATAAAGTCGAGAGCAATAGCAGACGACGCAATAACCAATGCGGAACTTGGTTCTCTTCAAGAGAAGACGCTACTCTTTGAGTACGACTTCGCAGTAGCCGGTGGGGCGGCTTCAACTATCACACTCACAGGTAAGGACAACGCCTCGCCATCTTCAATCCCCGACAACGCAGTTATCACCAATGTAACCATTGAAGGTGTGACCGACAATTTGAATCCAGCAACAGGGGCGACAATCGCACTTGGATATACGGGTGAAACAGCAGCCTTCTTAGCAGCAACAGCATTTGATAATGCTATGTGGGATGCTAACGCAGTCACTTCCGGTGGCCCTGTTGTGGCAAAGGGAAAAACAACCTCCGAAGTAGCCGTTACCGCAACAATCGCAACATCGGCTCTAACAGCCGGCAAGTGGTATGTTTGGGTCACTTACTTTGAAGGGGCTTGAGACTAAATGCCTTCTAAACCTACTCTTAATGATGTAGTGCATGGCCCTTCAAAACCTAAGAAGAAGCGTCGAGCCAAAAAGAAGGCCAAAAAATAGACAAGTCTAAAAGACAGCAGTAAGTTCTATTACTGTGTCTAAGGTAAGAAGTCTATGCGCTGCTATTCTATTCGGCTTCGCTATTGGGCTACCAATGGGTATTATTTATATTGATGCAGCAGGTGGTATTAAAAGCCCCGAAGAAGCCGTAGCACTCTCTCTAAAGATAATTCAAGATTTAGGAATATGGGCTTTCGCGATTGATTTTTTAATACTGAGTAGTATAGGTTATTTTTTATTCAGCCGCCGAAAGGCACAAAGCGACCCCGAGGCCGACGATTAATTCCGGTCTGTTTCTTACCCTTCCACGAATCCATAGAAGCACTATCGCTTAACATCACACTACCTCCAACGCCCTCTATCAGTTGGTCGAGTGCGTGTGCAAAGGCCATAACGCAGTCATTGTGTCTGCCCTTATCCACGATATAACCTCCCTCCCATGCGTGGGTCTCCAACTCTTCAAGAATTAGATTGCATACTCGACGGCTCTCATCATCACCATAGGGCCATACAATTAGACCCTGTTCAAATACGGCACGAACGCGGGATAGAAGACCCTGCTTCAATGCTCGATTCGACACTTTCGATGGTCTAAAGTCTATATGCGCCTTCTTCTGCGTGAGAAGAGATTCATACAGTCTTTGAAAACCTACATCTTCGGATGCGAATATCGGTCTTCTATACGCGTCATTCCAGCGAATTATCTCTTCTGTCTGCTGCATAGGGCTAAAGTCATTCCTACGCCATATATTCAAGAAATGTATGAAGCCTTCGTCGTCACGGCGAAGAGCGACCATCACGGAGAAGTCTTGCCCTATGCCGTGTGAGGGGTCAAAGCCGATAGAGTATTTACCGTTCTCCTTAGCACGCTTTGAGAGTATGCGGGCCATATCCATATTCACGCGAGTTATACTCGGAGGGAATGCCGCGCTCTCGTCATCAACTACACGACACAGGTATTCCTGTGAGAAGGCAAGGTCGCCCATAGCCTTCTTCTGCTCAAGGAGGAAATCAAGCGGTCTTTGCTCCGGCCATAGACATTCTGCCTCTATATCGTCGTTAGACCTCCATTCATCGTAGTTAGTGATGCTGCCTCGTAGCCAAGTACACCATGCGTCATTTGAGAGCATCTCGGTATGGTATAGGTCATTGTGACTAAATGGTGTACCAACACAGAAAATCGAGGTATCGGGTGATAGCATAGGGGTCAATTTCTTTCGGAACCAATGCCTCACCGAAGAATCGGAGGTATCGCCTAAGTCATCGAGAACATCGTCAAGAATGATGCGTGCTGGATGCTCGCCGCGAATCGCGCTACCTACGCTGCTCGCCTTTATCCATGAGCCATTAGTTAGGCGTAGTTCTAATTTATTGCCTCGCTTCTCATCGAGTAGGCGTCGGAGTTCGGGATGCCTCTTCAAATCCTCTCTAATCTCTTCAAGGCGGTTAGCCGCCAAATCCTTAGACGCACTAAAGAGCCATGTCGTAAAGGGCCTACCTCGCCATCTCTCAAATAACATAGAGTGTACGGCTTTTATGCGAAGAGTAGTTGATTTAGAATGGTCGCGAGGCGCGATAATGCAGACCCTATGAACCGAAGCATCCTTTCTGTCACCAAATAGAGCCATCCACTCGCTGATATGTTCGCCCCATGTATAGCCGAGCCACTCATAGAAACGGCGTATATCCGTGCGCGACCTCTCCATTTGAAAACGGCTGCTTATGTCCAATCGTCTTCACCCCACCAATCCATGTCATCAAAGTGGGGATGACCGCACCACTCGACAAGGAATGATAGAAGACTCTCAACTGATGTACGCTGAAGATATATGCAAGATTCAAGACCGGCTGCATTGAATATGAAGGCAAGTTTATTCTTTGCATTAAAAGATTCGGACACTACAAGGAAACCTTCGTCATCAACCCATATCCTATCATCCATTATTCAACATCTCCAAAGTATTGATGCCGAGGCGAAGGTCGGGGAAGGCGTGAATCTGCCGAGTGTAGGGGGAGAGAATAACCATTGGGCATGAAAGTCTATCTCGGGGAAAGCCCAACTCTTCAGCATAACCATCTATAATCTTGTAAGAGCCGGGTCTAATAGCCCATCTCTCGATGCCATGCCGCAGAAAGTTCTCCACGACGGGTGTATGCGTGTGTCCTACAACGCCAATATCAAAATCACTCTCGCCGTCGGCCCACATCTTCTTAACCACTTGCCCCGGGTGTACCTGTGAGTTACCGCGCCTCTTATGTCTTACGCAGATATGATAAGGCTGCCCGCTTATGAGAACGCGGATATTTAATTCATTCGTATGATATAGGCTCCCTATCTCATGGGCTATATCTTGCAGGGGGTCAAAATCTGCTAACTTATCTGTCCATAGGTCGTGATTGCCAGCGACTATACCAACGATTTTATCATCGAAGAGAGAGATATAATGCTCGGCGAGCCGCCATTGGTCGCAGGGCCTAATTACCTGTTTATTAGTCGGTGTGGGTTTGTCATTACCCAAGAAATTATCTATAAAGTCGCCAGCGTGAATGACATATAGATTATCAGTATCGCGTATAATCTCGGCGTCTTCACGCATACGCTCATGGTCGGTAAACTTGCCGCCGATATGTTGGTCGGCGAGAAACGCTATGCCGATATACTGCCCGTTATTGTGAAAAGTAACCTCCGACCAGCGAGAGTCTTGCTGTGTAATTATAGCCTTAGAAGTAGCCTTCTCAACAGCCGACCACAGGTCTTCACCGCTCGGTGCTTCACCTATGAATTGCTCCGCTGTGAAATCGGCGTGTGAAGTACGAGATATACGCCCCTGCCTTCTTGCTGTTTCTATACGACTCTTCCAAGCGACAAAGGATATATCCGGTCGTTGTTTTTTGAGCCTCCGGGCAAGGTCAGCCCATGTTCCATCCCACTCATAGGGTATCAAATCATTGGCGTCGTCTTCAGTAATCTCCGGTATCTCTTCGGGAAACTCCTTCTTGAAGCGTATGAAGACTTGACGCCATGAATCCGAGTGTCGCTCTTCAGTCGCATTCGCGAGAATGCGGCCAAAACCCAAGTCATTTCCTGTGTACAGATGTAAATACTGCCTTATGGTATCGAAGGATTCCATTAGTGAGTGCTAACTAATATGGACTTATCAACCCTGCTACATACCTATTCTTTTTGTGCCATAGAAAGAATACAAAAAGAATATAATGGGGTACTGCGAGCCTGTTCAGCCTATTCTTTCAATTCTCATAAGGTATTCATAATAAATGACTTCTCTTAGTCTTACTTTGATACATAGTAATTCTTCTAATACCTTATGGGGAAAAAAAGAATACACGGAGTATTAGAGCAGTCAAGCGTTTAATTCTTTTTGTATTCTTTCCAGACAACAAAAAGAATTGACTGCAAGCCTAAGAATGTTATTAAGACGGTCTGTGCGTGCCTTTTGTTATGGATGAGGCGACCCTCGCCATCATGGCGCGCATGGATAATATACGCGACAATGTAACCGATGTTCAACTTCGGGTATCGAGCATATCCACTACACTCGATAAACACGATGAGCAACTTGAAAACTTAGAAGACATAGCCGGCAGCACTAACGACATCATGCAGAAGATTAGCGAAGACCTAACCGATATAAAGAAGGGGCCGGTGTATAGTCTTGACAGATTCATTACGAAGCGCGTAGCGCAGACAACGGGCGGCCTCGGCCTCATTGGTCTATTCGCATGGAGTATTGCAGTCGGCATCCTCTAAGCGAGGGTTTATCAAACGGCTATATCTAAAACGGAGCATGGCAAGCCGATGGGCATTTTGGCGAAAATCCGAAAATCAGCAAGAAACTAAAATAATAAATACTGTTTCCGCCCGACCTTCGGATAATCCGCTGATTTTAGCAGCAGGTCTAAAGGACATCATAGATACGAGCGACCCTCTTAGAGAAGACTCTAATTGGGATAATGACTTTGACATCTATGACGAGATGGTAAAGTTAGACCCCGAGTTGAATGGCGCTGTGCGAACCGTCAGCCTAACAGCGAATAATTGGTCGATTGACTACAAGGTTGGTAAGAATGAGCGCATTCGTGAAGCCATCCGTGAATTAGTCGAAGACCGCGTGGACTTCGATGATTTCCTCATAAATGCCGTTAGAAACTTGATGGTCTATGGTAATGACATCAATAAGTTGGTTGGGCGAGCCGGTGAAGGTATAACCAATTTACAATCCCTGCCGGTAAAACAGATAACTATTATCGACGGTCGTTCACGACCTTTCACGGCGGGCAAGAGCGACCCCATCATCAACGCAGATACATACATTCTGCGTGAGAATAGCGGGGGTATAGGCGGCGAGCAGGTTTTCCCTGCCGATGAGATACTCCATATAAGAATTGATTATCGTAGTAATTGGTTTCAAGATAACCTAAACCGCTGGACATACGGAGTATGGGGCGCATCTCGCTTCTCAAGTCTAAAACAGCCCGTACGCGCGAAATGGAATAGCATAAATAATCGAGTATCGCTTGAAGACGCACTCACAAAGCAATTCATCACGATTTCATCCAAAGCCGTCGAGCATATCACCGACCCGGATGAGCAGCGTGACCGCCTAAAACATATTATGGATGAAGTAGTATCAACACTTGAAGCCCTGCGTGGCGACCAAGTGCCTATTTTCCCCGACTTCGTGGAGATGCACTTTGTCGATACGCGTAATAGCCTACCGGACAATGGCTCTTTCTTAGATAGTGTGAATAGCGGTATATCCGGTGTCCTCCATGTACCGAGGGTCGCTGCCGGACAAGAGAGAGGCTCCACCTTCAGCGCAACCTTTAACGCGAATGTATGGGCTGTGCAGGCTATTCAGCGACTTCAGCAAGTCGTAGTACAGGCTGTACATAGATTATTCAGCGCCCATCTCACAATGCTCGGCATACCCCACCGTATGCGTGACATACCTACACTCTCTTTTAACAGCGTGGATTATGAGAGCGACTTCGATAAGACGAGAAGGGCAGTTCTCGGTCTATCGAATGGACTCTATACGCTGAATCAAGCACTTGATATAGTCGACCTCCCCGACGCACAGGATGGCGACGACAGGCTCGATATGCAGACTACATCTCCCGGCGACCAGCCGCCGCCCCCACGACAGAAGGAGCAAGGTACACCGCCTACACAGAAAGATAATTTGGAGATGGAATAATGGGAAAACTTGAAAAGATAGCCGATATTGGAGATGATATGATGGGTGAAGAACCATGCTGTCCTGTATGCACAGATGGAGAGGCGAATGAGCATAGTGGTGGTTGCCCCGAGGGGCAGCATCTCGTTGATAGCATGAGTGTTGACATAGAAGAAGCGACTCATGTATGTTCCGAAGGTGAGATACACGACGGCGATAAGTGCGTGCCTATCAGCGTGGCTATTGACATATCACTTGAAGACGCTCAAGTGATACTTGAAGCCGATACCGGCAAAACAATTATACGCATAACAGGAATTGCCTTTCACGAAGGTTTGAATAAGAATGGATGGGGAGTTACGCGTGAAGGGGCTGATACAATCGTTGGTTCTATGCTCGATATGGACTTAACGCTGAATCATCCGAGAATTGAAGGTGGGCGCTTTACACGGAATATAGATGGTGGCGTGGATGAAGCCATCGTCGGATATGTCACCGAGGCTGAAGTCACCGATATTCCCGATGGCGGGTGGGTCGTGCGTTTTGCTGCCGAAGTCCACCGAACAGAATTATTTGAGGCTTTGGAATCCGGTCTATGGCTGCGAGAAGATTTCGGCGTATCTATCGGCGGAACAGGAATCCCCGAAAAGGTAGTGGAGAATATCGCCGATGACACAACGGAGATTTGGTTTGGTGGCGATTTTACACTCGACCATCTCGCAATTGTGCATAAACCTGCTTACTCCGATGCGCGCATACATACTGTGGAGAGGGTCGGCTCCGAAGAAATGAAGGGTAAAATTGCTGAACTCGCGACAACCTTTAATAATCAGTCTAATAATGG